AAGTAATCGGTGACTTCCATAATACCTCTAATCCGTATAGGATTAGAGGTATTTTTTATGGGAGTTATAAACATGTCCAGCGTATATCGTTCTAATCGAAAGGCTGAAGATGCAGACATTGTTCGCTTGAATAGTGTTGGTCTGTCTCTTGCCACTGTTGCAAAGCTGTTGGGTGTTAATCCAACCACAATCACCCTGCGTCTTCGTTCACTGGGTATTGACCCTGCTGATACTCGTCGTGCCTTTATGGAAGACGTGTTTAAAACTCTGAGTGAACCAAATCAGGAATGGCTGGCTGATCAGCTTGGCCCTCACCTTAATATTAAAGAGTATGTCCGACAGTTGATCGTCAAGGCATACCATGAGCGGAATCCGTAAGATGCCAAACCCTTTATTCGATACGCAGTTATGGTTTCAGAAAGCCGTACCTGTACCGGCAACAAAAAACATCAATGTGCAGACCGGCGTCCACTTCGAAGAAGTAGTGGAAATGCTGCAAGCCATGAAAGGCACAGACCATACGACTGATGTTCTTATCAGTCAGGCCGCTGATTATTTAAGTAATCTGGCTGACCATCTGAAGAAGTCTGATGAACGATTGAAATATACCGTTCCAGATAAAACAGAAATGCTGGATGCACTCTGTGATCAGATTGTCACTGCTGTTGGTACAGCACACATGCTGGGTTATCAAATACACGGAGCCATGCTTGAGGTGAATGCCTCAAACTTCTCCAAGTTCGTTGATGGCGAACCCGTCTTCAATGAAGATCGGAAGATCATGAAAGGCCCGGATTACTTCAAACCGGATCTTAAAAAGTTCCTTTAATTCCTCGTGAAGCCTTCTTCGGAAGGCTTTTTACTTTTGGAGAAACCGATGGTTAAGAATTTAGACATCGTGCTGAATGCGGGTCAACGGGCCGCATCCGATGGCTTCTTTGAGTTCCTGTTGGGCGAGGAAAAAGAGATTATCATCTCTGGTGCTGGTGGCGTGGGTAAAACGTTCACTATGGGCTACATGATTGATCAAATCATGCCTCGCTATTTTGAAATGTGCAAAATGCTGGGCATCCCTGTCCAGTATGACCAAGTGGTAATGTGCGCAACTACCAATAAGGCTGCTGAGGTTTTATCTCTGGCAACCGGTCGTGAAGCAATCACTATCCATAGCTTCCTAAACTTAAAAGTTCAGGATGATTATAGAACTGGTCGCACTACTCTGTCGAAAAATGGTAACTGGCGTGTTCATCAGAACATGATCATCTTCATTGATGAATGTTCGATGATCGACAGCCCCCTTCGCAATATGCTGCAAGAAGGCACCTTCAACTGCAAAATTGTGTACGTGGGTGATCATTCTCAGTTGGCTCCAGTGATGGAAACATTGTCACCAATTTATCGTGACAATCTGAAAATGTTTGAACTCACTGAACCAATGAGAACAGATAAGCAGGCGTTGTTGGACGTTAACCAACAGTTACGGGAAACCGTAGCAACTGGCGAGTTCAAGCCTATTCAGATTGTGCCGGGTGTAATTGACTTACTCAATGATGATGAAGCATTGGAAGAGATTGATCAGGTCTTTATTGATCCTGAAGTTAATGCTCGCATCCTTGCTTATACCAATAGCCGGGTACTTCAATACAATGATTACATCCGTAATCTGCGTAACCTGCCTGATGATTTCATTGTTGGTGAGCATGTCATTAACAACAGTGCTGTACGCATTGGCAAATCTGGTTTGTCTGTTGAGCAGGAAGTCGAGATCATCGCTCGCTCTGAGCAAACCGAAGTCATTAAGATGGCTGACGGTGCTGAGTTAGTCGTTGCTCGTGCTGATTTAGAAACCCGTCTGGGTGGTGTATTCTCCGGCGTACCATTGCCAGTGGATCGTGATCACTACAATGCGTTATCAGATTATTACCGTAACCGTAAGAACTGGGTAGCCTACTTCCATCTGAAGAACACCTATCCCGATCTGAGGCAACGTGATGCGTGTACCGTGCATAAGTCACAGGGTTCATCCTATGACACCACGTACATCGATCTGACCAATCTATCCACCTGTCGTAACCCAGCTCTGGCTTCACGTCTTATGTACGTGGCATTTTCCCGTGCTCGTAACCGCGTCGTGTTGTTCGGTAAGCTGGCACCGAAATTCGGAGGCTTAATTGAACAGTGATAATTCACTTTTTAAAGCAATCACCGAGATCATTGAGAAACTCTTTCAGGCAGAAAAACGCCGATTGCAGAATGGCATTGATCGACTGGTTGAGCAGCATCAGGAGATCACTAACGATGCCCGGACTGGCTTCATGTACAACGGCGTGTATTTTCGTCATAGCAAGACTAAGACGATTGAGCGTTTGCCTATGCTGGCGTGGGATCTGAATGATGCCATGTCTGCTCACCTGAAGGATGAAGCTGCTGTGATGCTGGACTGCCAGCAAATACGCCAGACGCTGTATAAGCTCATGAGCGTTGCACAGTCTGAGCAGCAACTGCGTGATGTGTTACCTGATTGCATTGTCTCTCTGGTTCCCCAGTTAGATAAAGTCTCACGACAAGATCCTGTGGAATTGCTCATTGAGCATGACCCCCGTCTGATGCGTCAATACACTAAAATGCTGCCAAAAATGCAGTTCTACACAGTTAGTGGAATCCTGTACTGAGCCAAGGAAAAACAATGAACTATCTCGTTTATAGCGAACAGGAAACATACCCTGTTTGCCTCTTGGTTCCATCCATCCGTAAGGATGAAATTGCTCGTCATTACTTCACAGATTATGGCATTACTCCTGATGATGTACTGGTGCTTACGCTTCACCAAGCAGAGGGGAAAAAGAAAACCCCGATGGGTGAGATGCGTCAGTATATCGTTGAAGAACTGGTGCCTATCTGGAAAGAACAGGGTGTTCAATATGTCCTGTGTGCCGACTCAGACTATTTCAAAGCTCTGACTAAGGCTGCAAAAGTTGAAGCTAACCTTGGCTATGTCATGGACTCTGAATACGGTGTAAAGGTCATTTATGTCCCGAACTATCGTGCAGTGTTCTACGATCCAGACAAGGTTAAGGCCAAGATTGCTCAGGGTATGAACGCCCTTGTTGCTCATGCTCAGGGTGAGTATGAACAACCCGGCACAGACATTATTCACTTCGCTGCTTATCCACGTCAGCTTCATGAAATTGAAGGATGGCTGGTCAAGCTGCTGGAGATGAATGTGCCACTGACTGTGGATATTGAAGCGTTTAGCCTCAAGCATCACACAGCCGGTATCGGTACGATCACCTTCTGCTGGAACAAGCACGAAGGCATAGCCTTCCCCGTGGATTATCACGAGGAAGAGTGGATCGACGAAAAAGAAGGCAAGCACTATGGGCGTAACGTCCGTAACGAGCCAGTGAGAAGAATGCTTCGTGCTTTCTTCGAACAACTGATCCAGAAAGCGATATATCACAATATTGCTTATGACGCATATGTAATGATTTATCAGTTATATATGACGGACATTCTGGACACAGAAGGCTTGCTGAACGGGATGAATATCCTCCTGAAAAATTGGGAAGATACCAAACTGATCAGTTATCTTGCCACCAACAGTTGTGCAGGTAATAAGCTGGGTCTGAAAGACCAATCGCAGGAATTTACCGGCAACTATGCTCAGGACGAGATCAAGGATATTACCAAGATTCCTCTCGACAAACTCCTGACCTATAACCTCGTGGATGGTCTGGCGACGTGGTATGTCGCTGAAAAGCACTATGACACGATGGTAGCCGATAACCAGTACAGCATTTATGAGACGCTATTCAAGCCAGCTACTCTGGATATTATCCAGATGCAGTTGACGGGTATGCCTCTGAATATGCATCGGGTTCTGGAAGTGGAAGAGGTGTTACAGGCTATCTGTGATCTCGCTCTGAAGCGAATGCGTGATTCGAAAATCGTCCAGTCGTACAGCTATCGAATGGTGGAGCGCTATATCGAGAAGATGCACGA